TCCATGCGTCCTCGAAACTATCGTAATTGTCGTAGAAATCTAATGGTGGTTTACAAATATCAAATTGTCGTAAATCGAATTTCATAATGTTTCGTTTATGTGTTTAAATACTAATTCCGTTAAGATTTCCCTACATATATCAGAAGTTTGTTGTTGGTTATTCGTCTTTGAAGAAGAATCAGCAGAATAAGAATAAGAATAAGAAGAAGATGTAGCAGCAGCAGAAGCAGCAGCAGATGTAGCAGTAGCAGAAGCAGCAGCATAAGAAGCATAAGCAGGATAAACATCAGCCGCAGAAAATGCAGCAACAGCAGAGTCATAAGCTTCTTGTTTAGCTTCCTGTAACTCTTCTTCATTAGATTTGCCTAAACCGTATTGTTCTGATACCTCAACGGCATTTATACTCCTTATATCCTTCATCAGATGAATAACCGTTCTGGCACATCTGGATTTGGCTAAGGTTAATGTACGGAAGTCTATTTCTAATCTACCAGCAATCCACAGCATCCAATCTCCCCTTGCACAAGCATTCCAAGCGTCCTCAAAACTATCGTAATTGTCGTAGAAATCTAATAGTTCTTGACTAGGTGTTAATATTCGTAAATCGAATTTCATCATGTTTGTTTTAGTTTATTAAATATTTCTTTTGTTAATAATTCCCTACAAATATCCGCAGTTTGTTGTTGATTATTTGACTTTGCAATAACAGCATCAGTAGCAGAAGAAGAAGAGGCATAAACAGCATAAAATGAAGCATAAGAAGAAGCATAAAATGAAGCATAAAAAGCATCATAACCAAAAGTAGCAGCAGCATAAGCAGCAGAAGAAGTAGCAGCAGAAGCACAATCAGTAGGATCAGCAGAAGCATAAACAGCAGCAGCAATATAAGCATCTTTAGCTCTCTTATCCGCTCTCATTAGTTCTTCTTTAGTAGCCTTTCCTAGTCCGTATTGTTCTGATACCTCGACTGCATCCCGGCTCCTTTTATCTTTCATCAGGTGAATAACAGTTCTGGCATATCGGGATTTGGCTAAGATAAATATACGGCGATCTATTTCTAATCTACCAGCAATCCACAGCATCCAGTCTCCCCTTGGACAAGCATTCCATGCGTCCTCAAAACTATCGTATTTATCGTAGAAATCTAATAGTTCCTGACTAGGTCTTAATATTCGTAAATCGAATTTCATCATGTTTGGTTTACTTGTTTAAATACTAATTCCGTTAATAATTCTCTACATATATCAGAAGTTTGTTGTTGGTTATTTGACTTTGCAATAGCAGCATAACCAGCAGCAGCAGAAGAAGCAGCATAAGCAGCATAAAAAGCAGCAGAAGCATAAGCATAAGCAGCAGCATCATAAGCAGAAGCAGAAAAAGCATAAGCAGCAGCATAAGAGGCTTCATAAGCAGCAGCTTGATAAGCTTTATGTAACTCTTCTTCAGTAGCTTTGCCTAGCCCATATTGTTCTGATACCTCAACGGCATTTATACTCCTTATATCCTTCATCAGATGAATAACCGTTCTGGCACATCTGGATTTGGCTAAGGTTAATGTACGGAAGTCTATTTCTAATCTACCAGCAATCCACAGCATCCAATCTCCCCTTGCACAAGCATTCCAAGCGTCCTCAAAACTATCGTAATTGTCGTAGAATATTAATCCCTCTTCACAAACATTAAATTGTTTTAAATCTGGCTTCATAATTGTTCTATTGCTTTTAAAACTTTTCTCGTTAATTCCTTGTTCAATTCATCTGTAACTTCAAATTCAAACATATTAATATTGCTATATTTGCTATTATCTGGAATATATGGCATTTGTTCTATATTTGATTCTTGAAACCATTCGTAATAAATTGGGTTTAGATCATGCTCATATAAAAAATCAGTCTCATTTACTTTTTTAATTATTTCTATTAATTCAGATTTATATGGCATATAAGAAATAATTTCTGCTTTTTTTAGATTTAAGATAACGGCATTACTTACTACTTGCCAAAATTCAGAACTATGATATTTTTTTAAATAAATAACACTTTTTAATTTTAAAGCTTCACTTAAAGAAGTAAATGCTTTAGGATAATAACATTTTATTTCTGAAACTTTATTTTTTGGAACTACTAAATCAGGACTACCAGACCAGTAAGCCCCCCAAGACCTATGTTTAAATGTTTGTTTGTGAATTAATTGATATTTAGTACTTAACAGATCATATAATATATATTCCATTAGAGAACCCCATGACATTGCTTTGGTGTTAGCTTCCACATTCATAGACCGACCTAATAACCTAGAGAATTTTACTTCTTCAACATAAGTATTAAATTTTGTATCACTACCCATTAATCGATGTATCTGGCTACTAGTGAACCGCCCTATCCTAAATTCATTATTATTCATATTTCTTTAAAGCATTTATACATTTATCATAACTTGCTATTTCTTCAATTTCTAAAACCCTTTCTACAAATAGTGCGTCCTCGGCTTTAATTGATGATTTGTTGTTGTCAAATAATTCCTGTAAATATTGTTTTTTATGATTAACATTAGATTGAACTTCCTGATGAGGTATATCTGTTACATCACCATCTGAAATATTAGTCCCTTTAATCGTATTAAATAGCCATCTTTTTGCTTTTCTCTCTGCCTTACCTATCAGAGCATCATATGAAGTATATGGAGTTGATTTTATCGGGAAATCAATTGTTTGTTTTTTGATCGGTTCATCAAATAACCCCCACTGTACTTTAACGACAACATTTGCTACTTTAGAATTATTGGGTTGTCTGATTTCTGTATAGCTAAAGTTTTTTTTCAACCCATCAATATTATCTAACAGAGCCGAAAAACCTTCTCTGGTCGGGTACATATTTCCGCCTATAATATTAAATTCATTCCCTGTAGGTTGTAACCCTAAAAACACTGCATCAATTAGACAATCCTTTACAATATCCTCTGAATATCCCGTACCTTTTTTTTTAGTTTTAAGATCTATATCCTTATCTGTTTTAAAACCTAGTGATGACCCTTGTAATTTCATTATAGGGCCCATATATTGAGGTGTTAATTGTTGTCTTAATGTATCTATTGCAAGGCTCATAACAAATGCTTTTTCAAAGCCCTCTGCTTTCGAAAGCAGAACATTAGACACTTCTTTATCTATTTTTTTAGATATTTCTAATAATTTATTATCCATTATAAAAAACTTTTTTAATTAAAAATTTGATTTATATTTATCGTATTCCTCTTTGTTCATGCGAACTACTGTACTTTCTTCTTTCAACAGATCATCAAATGAACAATTTGCGATTTCTTGTAGCTTAAACAAATGAAAAACTAAATCAGGAGCTTTTTTTCCCCAATTATTAATACTTGGAGCAGATACATTCAGCATTTTAGATAACGAGTTTTTTGTCATTTTTTTTTCATCTGGATTTAATGCATTCCATGATTCTATAACAAAATCAATATCTATTATATATTGTTTTTCAGACATATTATTTTTGATTTTTAAAATGATTAGTAAATGATTCGTAGGATTTCATCATTATAATTATCCCTACACATAAGCCTATAATAAAGCTTAAAATAAGACCTATAATAAATATTTTAATAGTGATCATAATGTTTGTTTTAGTTTTTTAAATACTTCTTCCGTCAAAATTTCCCTACATATATCAGCCGTTTGTTGTTGGTTATTTAACTTTGCAATAGCAGCAGTAGCAGAAAAATCAGCAACAGCAGAAGCAGAAGCATCATAAGGAGCAGAAAAAGCAGCAGCAGAAGAAGCATAAGAAGCAGCAGCAGAAGCAGCATAAGCAGCATAAGAAGCAGCAGCAGCAGGAGCGGCATAAGAAGCAGCAACAGCCTCTTTATAAGCTTTATGTAGCTCTTCTTTAGTAGCTGTGCCTAGCCCATATTGTTCTGATACCTCAACGGCATTTATACTTCTTTTATCTTTCATCAAATCGATAACCGTTCTGGCACATCTGGATTTGGCTAAGGTTAATGTACGGAAGTCTATTTCTAATCTAGCCGCAATCCACAGCATCCAGTCTCCTCGAGGACAGGCATTCCAGGCGTCCTCAAAACTATCGTATTTGTCGTAGAAATCTAATAGTTCCCGACTAGGTCTTAATAATCTTAAATCGAATTTCATAATGTTTCGTTTATGTGTTTAAATACTAATTCCGTTAAGATTTCCCTGCATATATCAGCCGTTTGTCGTTCGTTATTCACCTTTGCAGTAGTAGCAACAACAGCTTTATCATAAGCAGCAGAAGCAACACTAGCAGAAAAAGCAGCAGAAAAAGCAGCAGAAGCAGAAAAAGCAGCAGCATCACAAGCAGAAAAAGCATCAGCAGAAGCAGCATAAAAAGCAGCATAAGAAGAAGCATAAGCAGAAGAAGCATAAGCAGAAGAAGAAGAAAAAGCATCTTGATAAGCTTTATGTAACTCTTCTTTAGTAGCTGTGCCTAGCCCATATTGTTCTGATACCTCAACTGCATTCCGGCTCTTTTCATCTTCCATCAAATGAATGACTGTTCTAGCACATCGGGATTTGGCTAAGGTCAATATACGGTGATCTACTTTTAATTTAGCCGCTATCCACAGCATCCAGTCTCCTCGAGGACAGGCATTCCATGCGTCCTCGAAACTATCGTAATTGTCGTAGAATATTAATCCGTCTTCACAAACATTAAATTGTGTTAAATCGAATTTCATAATGTTTGTTTTATCTGTTTAAATACTAATTCCGTTAAAATTTCCCTGCATATATCAGCCGTTTGTCGTTCGTTATTCTCCTTTGCAGTAGCATAAGCCTCAGAAGCATCAAAAAAAGCAGCAGCATAAGCAGTAGCATAAGAAGCATAAGTAGCAGCAATAGAAAAATCCTCAGAATCCGGAGCAGCAGCAGAAAAAGCAGCAACAGCAGCAGCAGTAGCAGCAGAAGAAGCAGAAGCAATATAAGCATCTTTAGCTCCCTTATCCGCTTTCATTAATTCTTCTTTAGTAGCCTTTCCTAGCCCGTATTGTTCTGATACCTCGACTGCATCCCGGCTCCTTTTATCTTTCATCAGGTGAATAACCGTTCTGGCACATCTGGATTTGGCTAAAGTCAATATACGGTGATCTACTTTTAATTTATGTGCTATCCACAGCATCCAGTCTCCTCGAGGACAGGCATTCCATGCGTCCTCGAAACTATCGTAATTGTCGTAGAATATTAATCCGTCTTCACAAACATTAAATTGTGTTAAATCGAATTTCATAATGTTTGTTTTATCTGTTTAAATACTAATTCCGTTAAAATTTCCCTGCATATATCAGCGGTTTGTTGTTGGTTATTTGACTCTGCAGTAATAGCAACAACAGCTTTATCATAAGCAGCAGAAGCAAGACTAGCAGAAAAAGCAGCAGAAGCAGCATAAGCAGCAGCAGCATCAGCAGAAAAAGCATCAGAAGAAGAAGAACAAAAAGCAGCATAAGCAGCAGCATCATAAGCAGAAGAATAAGAAGAAAAAGCATAAGCATCATAAGCCTCTTGATAAGCTTTATGTAACTCTTCTTTAGAAGCTTTGCCTAGCCCATATTGTTCTGATATCTCAACTGAATTCCGGCTCTTTTCATGTTCCATCAAATGAATGACTGTTCTAGTACATCGGGATTTAGCTAAAGTCAATATACGGAAGTCAATATCTAATTTAGTCGCAATCGATAACATCCAATCGCCCCTTGGACAAGCATTCCAGGCGTCCTCAAAACTATCGTATTTATCGTAGAAATCTAATAGTTCTTGACTAGGTCTTAATACTCTTAAATCGAATTTTATAATGTTTTGTTTTAGTTTATTAAATATTTCTTCTGTTAAAACTTCCCTACATATATCAGCCGTTTGTCGTTCGTTATTCTCCTTTGCAGTAGTAGCAACAACAACTTTATCATAAGCAGCAGAAGCAAGACTAGCAGAAAAAGCAGCAGAAGCAGAAAAAGCAGCAGAAGCATCAGCAGAAAAAGCATCAGCATCCGAAGCAACATAAGCAGCAGCAGCAGCAGCAGAAGAAGAAAAAGCATAAGCATCATAAGCCTCTTGATAAGCTTTATATAACTCTTCTTCAGTAGCTGTGCCTAGCCCATATTGTTCTGATATCTCAACTGAATTCCGGCTATTTTCATCTTCCATTAAATGAATTACGGTTCTGGCACATCTGGATTGGGCTAAGATAAATATACGCTTGTCAATATCTAATTTAGCCGCAATCGATAACATCCAATCGCCCCTTGGACAAGCATTCCAGGCGTCCTCAAAACTATCGTATTTATCGTAGAAATCTAATAGTTCTTGACTAGGTCTTAATAATCTTAAATCGAATTTCATAATGTTTGGTTTATTTGTTTAAATACTAATTCCGTTAATAATTCTCTACATATATCAGCCGTTTGTTGTTGGTTATTCACCCTTGCAGTAGTAGTAGCAACAGCATTATCATAAGCAGCAGAAGAAGCATTATCATAAGCAGAAGCAGGAGCAGCACCAGCAGCATAAGCAGCAGAAGCATTATCATAAGCAGAAGCATAACCAGCATCTTGGTAAGCTTTATATAACTCTTCTTTAGAAGCTTTTCCTAGCCCAGATAGTTCTGATACCTCAACTGCATTCCGGCTCTTTTCATGTTCCATCAAATGAATGACTGTTCTAGTACATCGGGATTTAGCTAAAGTCAATATACGCTTGTCAACATCTAATTTAGCCGCAATCGATAACATCCAATCGCCCCTCGGACAGGCATTCCAGGCGTCCTCGAAACTATCGTAATTATTGTAGAAATCTAATAGTTCTTGACTAGGTGTTAATACTCTTAAATCGAATTTCATAATGTTTTGTTGTTTGTTTATAGCGTAAAGATATAAAAATATATTTAAAGATTAAAATATATTTTAAAAAAAGCTCAATAAAATACATTATTGAGCTTATAAACAAACATACATGCTATGCGAAGATCAACATGAATTACAAATATAATGTTTTATCTTAGATATTACAATATGTCATCAATTTGTAAGTACCTGATCATTTTCGGATGCTGATATATCTATATTTAAAGTTCCGGGGTTATAAGTCCCCCCAGCAGAAGTTATACCTGCCTGAATACTTGTTAATTCTGTAGCTAATGCATTTTGAAAATTTTCTAATGCTGTGTTTAAAGCAGCAAATTTAACAATTGAATTAGCATTGCCTTTCAGTTGAACAGTACCATTAGGGGTAATCCTAATATTTTCATCCAGCCAAATAAAACTTTGAATATTATCGGAATCGTCTAAACTATACAATCTTAATTCTCCCTGACCTGCTAATTGGGCCCTGTTTATATAACCGACAATGACTGGCTCTGCAATATTATCTGTTTCAACATATAGAGCACTATAATTATCCGGGGGGCTTGAGTCTATTCCAAAAGGAGAAATTTCATCTCCAGTTTTAGGCCCATATTGAAGTACTGTAAGGATTCTCCTCCCATTACTTATTATAACATTTCTAATTTTACTTAGTGTGTTTTTCATCGTTATTTATATTTAACTGGTTTATCCCTTGATTAACCACTCTACACATTGGGGGAGAATAAATTTCAAGACCATTCATATAATGTTTTTTTTTTCCAGTCACTTCCAAATTTGGAGTTGATAATCTCTTAAATTGTTCTTCACCATCATAATTATAAATGGATTTTTTTAAAATTGTTTCTATCATGTTACTAACGGTTCTATTATCTTTTTTAGCCAGTTCTATAATTTTAACCCTTAATTTTTCATCTAGCCTGATGTGAATTGTTTCTGATTTCATAATATTTGTTTTTATATGATTCTAACCAGCCCCTATAATTAATCTCATTATGAAGCTTGTCGTATTTTTTTTGTTTTTGTTTATATTGCTGTTTCTTAGATATTGTTCTTTCTTCAAAACGAAAATAAAGTAATAAAAAAACTATACCGGGTATTAATATACAAATCATTATGATTATGTATAAATGTAAATGCCATAATTCCATGTTTTTTGTTTTTTTTATTTCAGTTAAAGACACACCTTTTCCTTTAAGTAAATCTATATTTATACCTTAGATTTATTTAGATACCAATGGTATGGTATATGTTAGCTACTACTCTCTTGGTGTCGCAAATCGTAAAAGAACACCCCCTGTCCAGCCTCTCTTACAAGGCTATACTTTACTTAAAAATCGATAGTTGCTGGTGAGCAGTTGCTATCTACGGGCAAAGCGTTTAACTGTATCTTAATATAATAAGTCCTAATAAAATAACTTCGGTCTTAAAAAAAAATCGCTGTTTGAGTTTTTGATTCTTATGTCTTAGAGAGAAGGTCTAACCATTGAAAACACCTTACTTGCAGGGTATAAAAAAACCCAGTTGATTTCTTGGAGTTCAACTAGGTTCTTGTATTCACTACTCAGCGTAGCATAAATATCTTATTTAAAGTGACCCGTGAAATCAACACAGCAAATATAATAAAAATTATTAAATAAAAAAACCCAGTTGATTTCACGGAGTTCAACTAGGTTCTTGTATTCACTACTTAGCGTAGCATAAATATCTTAGGTAAATTGATCTCCAAGATCAACACAGCAAATATAATAAAAATTATTAAATAAAAAAACCCAGTTGATTTCTCGCAGTTCAACTAGGTTTAGTTTAGGATTTGCTCAATCTATACTCAGATCAATACTACAAATATAATAAAAATTATTAAACATGGTAACTATATATTAGTTTACACCAATATTAAAAAAACACACTCTCATCCCTTATGAACACTAGCTTTCATGTTGTATAAAAATATTTTTATATATTTGTAATATAATTTTGAAAGCAATTCACAAAAAAAGAGCTCCGCTATAACACGGAGCTCTTTTGATTAATAGCCGGTTTTTAATATAAACCAATCATCAAGTTAAGTATGAAAAAACTTTAAACAAATATAGAAAAAAATATTTAAAACATTTCTTCATACCTTTCTTCTATAATATCCAATACCCTAACAAATTTTTTTCTGTTCTCAGCCTCCCTGTTCATAGTAACGTCAGGGTCTATATATTTCTTCCCCTGTTCTATTGTTTCGGCGGTTTTTAGCAAATCATTTTGAATGATAATCAATTCATGTAACTCTAATTCTTCTAATTTTCTCATCGTATGTTTATTTTAAAACTGTAATTCAAATTTATATATATTTTGAATACATACATTACGGTTTCCCGTAGTTAATTATAACAAATGAAAAACCCCTAATTAAAGGGGTTCCACAATTAGTTCTTAAGAAGATGATCCCCCAACTTCAAAAAAACATTATTGCTTAATAAATGATACTATAAAAGCATAAATATAATTTTATTTAATACTAAATTTTAATGCCCCAGCATGTATACCGGGGCATCAATGTTCCTAAAGATCCTACCCTTTAAACCAAAAAAGAGAAACACCAAATCATATAATCATAAAAAAAAGTAGGTGTTTCCCATAAGACCTTAAGAACATTACAATACAAAAATGATGGTATAAAAGTATAAAAATAATTTAAATATATAAAGATAATTTTGTACTTTTATTTAATAAGAAAAAAGATATGTTTAAGTTGTGGATTATTTTATCGAATTTAAAAGCCCCGGTTTTCAAGCGGGGCTTTCATGTCTCAGGTATTACATATTAAAAAAGGGGTTACTCCTTGATTAATAATAGAAAAAAAACATGAATAGAAGCATTTTCCTATAACACCTTATCAACATATTCTGGCGCAAATATATAAAAATAATTTTAATACATAAAAATAAATTAAAATTAATTTTTATTTAAAATTTTATACTTAGAAAAGTACTTTCCAGCCAATGAAAGTATTGTTGATGCAAAAAGTATTCTTTCAATAGACTGTACATTTTTTTGATTTAACCACCTGTAGTATTTTGGGGCAACTAGATGATAAAACCAAATTACTATTAATATACATAAAAGAATAGATAAAAGATATATCAGAACTCTAGCTACAAAAAAAAGGCTTTTTCTAATTTGATTCCATGATGCCCATCTAAATGCTTCCTTTCGTTATCCCAATTTTTATCTTCTTTTTTGGCTAATTGTTTGTCATCATCATTAAAGTTACTACCTGTTTTGTTTGATTTATCTAATACTGATAAAGAACCCTCTCCTATAGAATTAAACTCTTCTTTAATTGAATCTGCCGCCTTACTAGCCATTAACTATTGTAGATTGCTCTTTATTGAGTAATAACTTTTTTTTATAGTAATCTTTAATTAAATTACCAGGTATTTGTCCTGAAACAACCCCAAAATTTGTTTTATTGCTTGCTTGTCTTTGTAAATACCCTTGCCAAACTTGGAACCAAGGAGTTCCCGTTTGATGTGTTAAAGAACTTAATTCTATACCACTTAACCCCCCATATGTATCCCAAATCTTACGTAAAAAACTTTTGATTTCTTCTGGAAGTATTTTATCAGGGTCGCTTGGGAAAGCTTTTATCTTAATTGGAGACCTCCCAAAAGGCTTAAAATGATGATAAATCCTTGGTATAACTGGACCATATTTCCAAGCTTCAGGGTTTTCATCAATAAGAGGATTGCCTGTAATGCCTATATACCAACCATGTGATATATACACCAATTTTACTAATTTCATTGGTGTTATATCATAATCTTGTCCATAATTTTTAAGGAAGAAATATGATATGTCTATAGGGTTATACATTACAAGGATAGTTTAATCAAATATAGTAAATTAAACATTTAAGTTTAAAAATAATTTTAAATAATTTATCTGTTAAACTATCTTTTTTTCTATCTTTGTAAAAGAAGGGAATGCCTAATCACTCCCTAATTTAGAGCTTTTTACAAGAAAATACTTGCAAGAACTCTAACAACTAAAATAATAAAAGGTTTTAAAACCTTTATTGTTTTTGACTTATTAATATTTATTTTAATATTATAAGTCTTTTTTAATTGTGTTTTGGTTCCCATAATTAAAATGATTTAATCCCCAGGTCATGAATAGTAGAAGATTAATATCAGACCTGGGAACAATATTAACACTACAGCTACAGTATGTAGCTTAAAGCCTCGCATTAGGACGAGGCTTTTTCTTTTTAAAATGTTTGTTTATCAAATATTTTAAAAAATCAATTTTAAATATGATGCCAAAGCTCAAATATATTAAAACAAATGTTAAGGTTTAAAAATAATTTTAACTTATTTTTCTATCTTTGTAAAAGATAAACTTATTAAAATTAAGTTTTATTAAATTGGCAAGCAGATTAAAGCCCCGTATGATAGGACGGGGCTTTTCTTGATCATATATATACTTTTCCATTTATTGTTTTCCTCTGGCTTTTTGAATTCTAGCTAGAATTTCATATGTTTCTTGCTCTTCTTCTGGCGTAGCATCCCTCCACACTGCGTTTTCAAATAGCACAAATATATTAAAAATAATTTTAAACATATTTGTATATTGTGTAATTAACTTCTATATTTGTACTATAAACAAACCATAAAAACAAACATTATGAAGCTAGATCAAGAATTTAATTCAATAATAGACCTTGTAAATACTTTTCCAGATCAACAGTCCTGTATTGATTATTTAGAAAAGGTTAGATGGCCCGAAGAAGTTATAAGTCCTTTTGACGCTTCTTCTAAGGTATATAAGTGTAAGGGTAACAAATACAGGTGTAAGAACACCAATAAATATTTCAATGTTAAAACAGGTACCATGTTTGATAACACGAAGCTTCCTTTGCAAAAATGGTTTTTGGCGATCTGGTTGATTACTTCTCATAAGAAAGGTATTTCTTCATTACAGTTGGGTAGAGATATAAACATAACCCAGAAATCTGCATGGTTCATGCTACAAAGGATTAGGGCCTGTTTTGGGATTGAAGATGAAATGTTGGAAGATGAAGTAGAAATGGATGAAGCATTTATTGGAGGAAAAAATAAGAATCGTCACGAACACAAAAAAGTTAAGAACGCACAGGGGCGCAGTTTAAAGGACAAAACTCCTGTTGTTGGTATGGTGCAGAGGGAAGGTAAATTAAAGGCGTTTAAAACAGAGAATACTAAGAAAAAAACATTAACAGAACAAGCAGTAAACAATATCAAAAAAGACTCTATTATATATACAGATGAATGGAAGGGGTATAATGGGCTAAAAAAAGTATATGATCATTCAACGATAAAACACAAGAAAAAGGAATACGTAAGGGGTAGGGTTCATACAAATACAATTGAGGGCTTCTGGTCGTTGTTAAAGCGTGGTATTGATGGGATATATCATTCTGTCTCGACAAAACATTTACAAAAATATGTGGATGAATTTGTCTTCAGATATAATTCAAGGAGACATAGCGAATATGAGAGGTTCAATATGTTTTTTTGGAATTTAGAAAACAGGTTAACTTATAACGAATTAATTAAATAACATATGAAAAAACAACAAGAAGAGGAAGAAGAAGAAAAATCACTAACTGATTTTGAAAAACAGATACGCAGGGCCCTTAATTGGAACCCTAATGAAGATAAAAATAAAAAAGCCCCCGATTGAGGGCTTTTTTTATGTATTTCATCTTCTTTGTTTTTAACATTAAATGATACATCTGTTAAAAATGTATCCCTACATTTTTAGCCTCTTGTTTCTCTATATTTTTCCACTTCTTATAGTTCTCTTCATCTTTAGCTTGCAAAAATGCAGCAGAAATAATTCCAGCCTGTAGATATGCCTGTAATTTATCCCCGTTCCTCTTGGCAATATCATACTGGTCTATAGCTTCATTGGCAACCTCTAGTTCAATACTATCTATAGAATTTGATAACATGGTACTCATAAAATCCCTGCCTCCAAATGAGATAAGAATAATAATCACCATAATAATAAATCCCGTAAAAATGAATTTAAAAAATTTTTTCATCGTGTTTGTTTTTAAAATTATATGACAAACATAGAAAAAAAAATTAAACAAAAATGAGGTTTATCCGTAAATAAAATCTAGTGTAAACTAATATATAGTTACCTTAAACAAATATATTTTCTGGAATTTGAGAAGTATATGTTTCGGGCAATACCAACATAAATTCTGTAGTTGAGCTCTCATTGTTCCCTTTAAAATTAATATCTTTTATTATAAATTTTGTGCGGTTAAATAAAAATATACGAGGATTGATAACATCAACTATATCACCCGGGTTTAAATCTAACACAGAATTAACGCTAATTTTTAAAGAGATATTTTTTAATTCAGAAGCAAGCTCGTTGTCAGCTGCTCTTGTTACATCTGTATCTTCACCACTGCTTAATGTTTTTATCTTAGGTCTAAATTGTGATATAACCGGGTTTCTGGCAGTAGAAACAGTAGAAACCCCTTCGTTTTCTTCACTCGGCTGTCTTAATATAGAAATATCACTGTGCATACCCTGCCCAGCAAAAACTAACCGCATTGTTAAAGTATTCTGTTCATTAAAGCCATAACGTATATTTGACAAATCCGGTCTTAATAAAATAACATCCCCCCTATTGTTATGCGATAAAACTATATTTCGCTGGCTACATAACTTGGATATATAACTCTTAATACTCTCAGTTGGCTCTGCTACAGATTTTGGGTATATGATGTCCACTTCATTAACCCCCTGAATTACTTGTGATTGTTCAGTCACTAACTGGTTACCAAAACCCAAATCAATACCAGAAATATCCTCAACAAACGAATTAAGCGGTTCTAGAGCTGATGCTCTGGTCAAAGTCCTGGTTTGACTTGTACGTAAAACCTGTGTGTTCTGAATTACTAAACCTAAGCCAAAAATATTTAATAACCGTGTAACAATATCGCGTAATGACCTGTTAATACTCTCTAATGGATAAGCATTAACAGGTATATTGCAATCTTCTAAAATCCCTGCTAACGAATAACCTGATAATTTAACCAAACTAGGTAATGGCCCACTTACAAATTCTGTATTAATCACAGTACCCGTAAATATTAAAATATCATTATCGTCAAATATCTCTATAGTTTGATATTGTCCTGGTCTAAATATATCCCTATGCTCTGGATTATCTGGGTTAAATCGGGCATTAAAACTAAATGTACTCGCAACACTATCAAACTTTCTCTGAATATTTACATCATTAAAGAAAACAAAAAAATTGCCGTTTATTTTAAGTTTCATGTATCCGGGTTTATATTACATATCTTATTTCTGTATCCTTTGGAATAACAAACAATCTATTTAATTTGATATTATTTAATTGTCTAAAACGTTCTATATTTTCGTCTAATTGATCTAAGGTATCAAATCTATGTGCTAATACAAATAGATTTTGTTCCTTTTCAGTAAAATGAACTCTTTCCTGTCTCGCTTCAAATGCAAAAATAAATAATTGATCAACTGTAAATGTTATAATTTCTTGTAACCTGAATTGAACATCACCATCAGGGGTATATGTATTGTTTACATCAAAAATACTAACTTGATTATTATCCAGAATATTCAAATAATCATTATATAAATCTATTAATTCAGTAACCACTTCCTGAACTTCAGAACGGACTTCATAATCTGAATCCCGGGGATTAACAGAAGATACCGCATATGAACTCAATACGGTAGCCCCTATTGTCTCAAAAAACAATTTATCTGATACAGTATTAAAAACCCTGTTAAGTCCGTTATACACGTCAAAATAAGCCCTTAACTTTGTCCTTACCGGCCTGTTATATGTCGAAGGTAAATCTATTACCCTTTGTATCGATTGAATAGCATTACTGGCATTTGATAATAAATTCCTGTTTGCACTCCTGGCATTACTGATCTCATTTTGAAATTCAGAATTAGTCTCACTGTCCTGTAGGGGCTCTAATATAGAAACCATTAAATTTAATGAATCACTATTTTTTACAATATCCTGTGACTCCAAAGAAGAAGATGTCGCATATGTTATTGCTGATTCCTCTAAAACATCATCCTTTATTCCAGAAACCTGATCAACAATTGAAACATTTGTTTGTGGAAAATCTTCACGTATCGTTTCCCAAAAATCAACATTTATTTCGGTAATGTTATAATCTGTATCATTTCTTGACATACTTAAGGGCTGCCCAAATATTTCACCATAAAAAGGGTGTGTTACCGTCCACGCCCTTGGGTCTGCTGCTGATACCTGGAATCTTTCCGAATCCGTAATATTATCCTCACCTTCAAACCAAAACGTCAACGGATATTTTCTGCTCTTAGCCTCACGTCTTTCTATAAACGAACCCGGAACATTTATAAAATCAAATATTGCAGTTTTATACTCCTGTTCTGTCTGTGAATTTTTCCATAAAGGGGTAAATACCTCCCCATCTCCTGTTACTATAGTAAACTGTATATTCTCTAATCTATCTTGCCAAATCATTTTAGTAATCTATTAAATTGCTGTTCTGCTCTTTCTATATAAAAATTATCCATTTTTCTGGATGCTACCAAAGACGAAGGTCTAAGAAATGGACGTTTTCTTAATCTGGTCACGTTACTCTTTCGATGCGTATATACAGGTGTGAATTGACCATTTTCTACATTAAAAACAGTTGCTTTAGATTTTCCGCCACCTTTTTTTATTGTTATATATTTAGCTTTTTTCTTTCGTGAACCTAAACGTTGGATTTCTATATTATTAAAATGGTGTTTTTTCCGAACCTTCCTCAAATGACTGTTACCAATCCTTGCTAAATAATGAGGTACTAATTTACGTCCCTCTATACTGCCACCGGTCTCCTGTGTTTCTAATCCTTTTGTCAACTTATCCGCACCAGATTTTCTTACTATCCCTGTTTGTGATTCCATAGCTTGTATATGAAACCCAGTTGCCTGATTGACCCCCGTGAATACGCTAAATAATTTTTTTTGCCTTATTGTAAATTTTAGTCCTGCTGCCTTTGGTACCAACTCTTTTGTTTTAAAAGCAGCATCGTTTAATGTTCCCCTGACTGCAACTGGAAAAGCTGATCTATGCAACTTTTCCAGTTTTGCCGTTAACACTATTGCTTTATCTGTATTTACATCAAAAACCCCCATTAAATTATAAACCAACGCTTTGCAATACTACCTGTTGTAAAATACAAAACACTATTATGAATAAATAACATCCCTAAATTTGCTACTATTGCATCTACACTTACCTGTACCCCAGTTGTAGCAGATGAGGTAATAATTTGATTATTTGTCAAGGTATATAATAACCCGTTGAATATCGCCCCATTAGTAGTCTTATTATAATTAGCAAAAGTAATTGAGCTTAAAAACGTTAATGTCCCTGCTGTTGCATCATAAGTAAGCCTTGTGAATTCTGAAGCTGTATTTGATGCCCCTAATGAATTAGAAGCGTATAGGGTTAAATTATCAAGGTAAAAAACAGGATTGCTTAATATACCTGCTCCTGTAGGCGGAGTTACCCCTGAAACAGATACAGCTCTGGATATAGATAGGTCACTTAATGCAAAATCAAAGAATGAATATTCAGGGGAACTCGTATCATAAACAATACATAGAACACGCCCGTTTGTTATAAACATGTTGATCATGTCAAGATTAACATTAGATTCCGCAACCCTGATTGTTTGAATCAGATTAGCTGATGAAGGACTATCATTCAATAGTGCCCCAAATGAATTATAACGGATAATACTAGTGTCATTATATGAAATTGGGTCTGAAAAACTAGGGAAAATAGTTGTTTCAGTTGTTCCTGATAAGCCGTTTAAATTGATAGCTGTTACACCTCCACTAGACAATACTATCATAACAGTATCCGCAGTGGAAAAACCAGATGAAGTAAAACTAAACTGATCGTTTCCGGAACCTTCAAATGTATATGTTACACCCTGATCAAAATCATTTGCTGCTCTGGCAAATAAAATATAGTTTTCTGGTAAATTATCTATATCCAGAGGGATTTCCCAAGTAGTACCACTTAAATTTAGCGGCTGTCTAATATCGTTTAAAACGTTTGGCAGCCTTTGTAAAGCATCAACCAATTGATATTGTGTAGCATCATTATCTTGCGTATTGGTAGGTGTTATTCCTGCCAATGTCAATAAACGATAAAGATTGGACAAAATATCCCCGTATATCTCTTCTATTACTGGCGTACCGTTTACTATGTCAGTTTCATTAACTATACCCCCTAGAGGTAAATTCACAGTATTTTGTGGTACTACTAAATTACTTATTGTTCTCATTCTATATAATATTAATATTGTACTACTTCACAGTGAAATATAAGACTTTGAGCAGATGTCCCAATTTGATCTACGTTTATCAGAAATGTAGTTAAATCTTGTCTTATAAAAACAGGAACTAAACTATCATTATCATTACCCTGATTTGCTGCACCGGGTGCTTGTATAAAAATTCTAACAAAATAATTAAGACTAGACATAATATTTGCCATAGTACAAGTTATCAGGGTTCCATTAACAGTAGAAGAAGCACTAGCAGCAGTAATATCACCCTCGGTTACTAACGGCCCTGTTACTGAATTGACATCTACATCAACTATACGCCCAACATTTCTAACCGGGTTTGTCCCTAAACTTTCTACAATATTAAAATGCTCCGAAGGATATATCCCGTTTAATAATGAAGTGGCTAAAAAATTACCACTATCTACCCCATTTACTCTTCTGGTAAATACTGATAAATTACTAGACGGGGTTGTTCCTACATCAACAAGACTACCAGCATCTTCTTGTGGCTGGGTTGCTGCCTTCAAATATCCTAACCCATCTACAGAAGAGTCTAAGTTATTTGCAGTAAATACCCTTAACAATCTTACGTCACTAGCGAAGTTGATTAAATATACAAATTCGTTTGCAAAAAATTCACCAGTAATGGTAAGGGCCTTAGTGTTATTGTCATTTCCCCTAATAGTCGCAAGGGATGCATTAAACCCTGTAGTAGTCCTACACAAAAACACTTCATTAGTATCTAATGACCCTATTTTAGTATCAACGCTTAATGTGGTGGAATTAAAAGGGCCTACAGTAAGAAGTTTATCATTTTTAGTTGGTAAAGCACTTATCCCCTCTGCCAACTGATACCCATTGCTGGTATTATCAGGAATATTGTTATAAGGTATCCCGAATCTTCTCAACAAAAAAGCAAAGGTCTCATGTATATCACCATACACCCTTTCATCTACAGGTGTCCCAGTCCCATCCCCGGGGTTATCTTTAATTCTTCCATTCGGAAATAACCCTGGACTAGAATTATCTATTCGATTTCCTAACGTTAATTTATCTCTTGCCATAACTATACAAAATTTATAAATGTAAATGCTGCCATCTGGGCAGGTTTTAATTTTAATACTAATTCCCTGAATTCAAAAATACGGCTTTCAGGAACATCCGCCGTTTCACCTAAAGTTTGTCCTCCTATAAAAAACGTAGCAAACAACCTATCTTCGCCCCCAAGTGTATATACCTCATTTCGGTCTAATGAATTTGCAATAACTTCAAAGTTTAATGCCCCATGTTGTGAAGCTCCTGCATGTTGTGATGACCCTCCGTGTTGAAATTGTCCTGATACACCCGCAATAATATCGTCCGGTGTTCTATAGGGGATTGTATTTTCGTGAACAAAAACATTAAACCCCGCTGATTGTAACTGAAATTCGATAAAACCGGGGCTTTGTCGTGCCGGAGTATTTGCAGGAAAAGATAATTTTCTTAAAATAGATTGTCTACGCTGCTCTATAGTCAACGATTCATTTGTAATTAACCCTAATCTAAATTCCCATAACCCAGCATCAGCCTCTAAAAAATTATCATTGTCTGGAAACACACCATCAAGTTCTAACCGTGCATCTTCTATCAACCGAATAAAACTTCTGTTAATAGCCTTATGGAACAAATCAAAATTAGAATTATTTTTAAGCCACCATACCCGGCCATTAGGATATAATTGTCTGGCCAATCCTGCGAATACATCCGTTAAATCCTCTTCATTATCAGCCGTTGGGAACCTATGAGGCGTGTTAAATCCGTGAGGTGTATTATTACCGTGCGCAGTACTTCTCTCTGTAACTATATATGTTGACATTAATTAAATGTTAGATTTCTTAGCCTTGGAATATTACCATTATCAAAAACTTCTTGTATAACACTCACATCATTTACTTCCATAGTTGCCTGTGAAAAAAAGTTACCATTTTCAAGGGTATTGATTATTATCGCTTGTAATTCAGCCAAAAATAATATTTCATTTCTATTTCTTAATAAATCTGCTCCTGCTATAAATGGTCTTACGTTAAATAAAAATGAAACTATATTGTTTTCTATTGCGGTTCTAATCTCTGGCGTATCTGTATTCAAGCCATTAATATTAATATCAACAGTATTCAGGATTATTGGTAGTGTACTAACCGTTGCTTGTATTGGTCGCCTTCCCCTCTCATTAAGAGGTTTAGAAATATCCGGGTCAAACTCTATTACATCAGCCACATCTTGTAATAACTGTGCACTTGGAGTGCCAAATCCGTCCGTACTGTCTGATACGTTAGCCTCAACAAATACATTTACCTGTCCTGCATTATTATCTGCAACATAAGGATAAACTATTCTTACACCCTGTGCATCAGCAGCCCATAATCTGTAATCTGTTCTAGACCCCCCTTGAGGCTCTAACTGAATGGCATTAAGTATTAATTGTCTATATAAATTAATGCTCTCCTCTGCCCTTGGTTCCTCGGTAATAGAGGAAACAGTTACAATTTGTTCCACACCTATTACAGGCTCTGTAATTGTTAATTCATCCCCTATATTCAAATTGAAATTTGCACCTCCACCAGAAGAGCGAATTGTAATTAAATCATTGGTACCTGTCAGTGATACTGCAGTATCTGTGATATATGTTTGACCAGGGTTTAAAGCCGTATCATTTGATTTAAAACTTAGTCCTGATCTAATGACACTACCACTGACTCCATTTACCGAAACCACAAAAACACCAATTGTTGCCGGATTTCGATTTCTGTTTAAATGGATGTTTCCGATTCTCTCTAACGTACCCCCATTTTCAAATGTATCAGCCGTATCAGGAAAAACATTATTTTGTATATCTCCTAAAAATAGATATAGTAATTTTAATTGAGCCGCTAAAACACCACTAATTGCATCAAAATTCTTTTTTAAATCGTCATCCGTTAAGTTTAATCGGGTTTTTAAATCACTAACAATATTATTTTGTAGCTCTACCGTAGTTGGTATATTTCTCATATTACTGACTGTGTTATTATTTCATTATTTGCGTTATCATACACCAATTGAAAAATTTGTGATTGTTGGTTTGTCCTACGTGTAAATGTAATATCTATTTGAATACGATTCGTAGATATGATCACCACATCAACATCTATGTTGGCCAATTGGGATAGATAAGCTAAATCTTGTGTAACTGCTGTTATAATCTGTAACCTGCCAACAGAATTTAAAACTGCATCGCGTAAAACTCTTTGAGTGTTCGAATTAAATTGTTTTGATGGGATGTTGCCCCAAAATAAATTATTGCCCCAATAATCAAATTTTTCTTCGGTAGCTATCGTTGATGAGGTATTAGCCTCTATATTTCCGCCGAACAAAGCCAAATAAGCCTGTTGATATAATGTCTCGACTAAAAACACATCCTGATTCACGATGGCCAGCTCCCCACCATTCCCACTCTCGAAAATATGTATATCCTTTGTCATAATTAAAATGCTCCTTGTGTTTCTGATATATTAATAGGAATATTACCTGTTCCTTCTGTACTCTCTACATTACCCCCCGGGTCTCTTATCTGTACATTCAATTGTCCTTCTTGTTTTGTTTTCATAGTTGTCTCTGCTTGTTGTTGTTCTATACTTGGCAATACTGTATTATCATTAACATCGATTTTACCTGTCAAATTATCTATCTTTTCTAATCCCATCTTTGCCAGATCACCTAATTTTCCAGGCATATTAGACAATAAGCTTAATAATGTTCTCATTGGAAATAGTAAAAATTTTACTATACTTTGTCCTATATCCATAAAAAATGCCTTAAAATCAAAAGCTTTAAACCATGAAACGAGATCATCCCATAGTCCACCAATCCAATTTGTAAAGGTAACCCATGTTTTGCTAAACCAAGCTACTATATCATCCCAATAATAAAATATGGCAATGATAGCGGCAATAGCAGCAATAACCAATAATATGGGCCATACAGCCGCGTTCATAGCAAATGCAAAAGCAGTAGAAGCCGCCGTTCCTATCCATGTCCATGCCGCACCTAAGGCCTGGGCAACTTTATATGCACCCAATGTAACTGTATTTTTGGCTATTGATTTGGTAAGTTTTCCGTTTACACCTGCGGAAAATCCAATAGCAGCATTATATAGCCAAGTCCATGCCGTAGTAACTATAAGTATTCCCTTCATAAGTATAAACAGACCTATCAATGTTGCACCAATCCCTACAAGAGTGCCCATATTGTCAGCAACAAAAAACAAAACATCCCTAACTGTATTTAAGGTTGTCCCCGCAGTAGATGCCTCAGTAATAATATTTGCAAATGCTATTCTAACAGATTTTAAAGCAGCAGCTATTGTTTGATTCGCTTTATCAAATTCCTTTTGCAGTGCTATATTATTCTCAAAACCTGTACTAGCATTTAGCATTGCTTCGTCTAATATTTTTACATTACCAGCTAATGGCAGAATACCTTTGCTTACAATTTCCCCTTTTAACCCTACGTCTAACAAGGCTTTGGTCATACTACCTCCCGAAGTACCAATTCTATTTAACCCTTTTACAAAAAAGTCAAAAGCCTTGGTTGGATTATCTTTAAACGCTTTCACAAATTCAGCAGAAGATACCCCAGATACTTTAGCAAACGCTGCTAAATCTTTACCCCCTGAAATAGTCGCTAATTCTATTTGTCTAAGAGTCTTTCCAATTGCAGAACCTGCGGCCTCTGGTTGTACCCCTAGCGATTTAAAAGCTGCTGATAACCCTAATACTTCTACTGAATTTAATTTGTATGCTGCGGTACTCCTAGCCACTTCATTTGCTACACCAAGTATTTCACCTTCATTTGCCGCAGAGTCATTCCCTAATTTAACTAATGCACTTCCAAAACGATCTACTATTCCAACACCTTCACCTGTAATATTTAAAATTCTAGCAATACTTTTAGCCCCTTCTTCACCAACAACTGAACCTTCCGTAGCACTTTCCAGCATAGCCATTGTCTTAGAAAACTTAAGAATATTATCACTACCTTTTACACCTAATTGTCCTGCTGTTTGAGCAATCTCTAAAAGTTTTATAGATGATACAGTTTTTAATTCTTTGGAGGTTTGAATTACATTGTCAGAAAAAACCTTTAATTCTTTTCCAGATATATCCGTAGTCTTAGACACTGCAATCAAACTTTTCTCAAAAGTGACTACATCTTGTGCCGCAGACGTAAATACAGCACCAACACTCAATCCTAACAATAATTGTGAAAGGTTACTAAGTTTTTTAAATTGACCGGTAATTTTCTTATCTACCCTACTTATAGCAGAAATTTGTGTTTTAGAAAAACCCAAAACGCCCGAAGTCATTTTCTTGACAACGGACGTGAATTTATCTACAGCCGTAAAAGTAGTCGGTATTCTTAAACCTGTAGGCATGTTATTTTTTATTTAATTTATCAAACTCTTTTTTTTGATCTAAACAATCATTATACCAATACATTAAACCAAAATGATCTATATCGTCACAATATAAATTATCTAATTCTGTTGGTGTCCATTTATAATACCGGGCTACAGTTTTTAAATGGCCCGGTTGTATAAATGTCCACCTTACATAAAAACCCGGCAGATTTCTTGTATTACCTTGTAATCATCTTTACTATACTTATCTAAATAAGCCTTTGGTTTATCGATAATATAAGCAAACATCCGCATTGCAAATAAAATTTGTTGTGCCTGAACATCTAAGCCACGTGATAACCTCTCTTGTACACTAGGCTTAACCCTAGTTCTAAAACTTAATGTATCGTGATCAATATCCCCTGAATCGGTTTTTATCGGTTCATATAATTTAAAAATTGGGACTTCATCTATTACAAAAAATTGCCCATCTTGAATAGCTTCTAAAAGCAATGGATATTCTTGTGCAACTTCTTCTATAGCACCAGGCTTTCTTACATGAGTTTTTATAAACTCGTATAAATCCTGTAATGCCGTTTCTTCATTTACTTTTTTCGCTTCCATTTTAATGTTTGTCTCTTTACTCATATTATATATTTAATGATTAACTAATTACTTCTAAACGCCCACCACCAGATACTTTTAACGTCAATGTAGCTACATTGAAATCAGACTGAATATCTGCAACAACTGTACCTGTACCTTTTCTAATCGTTCCTGAAATATGTGTAAATGACCATTCCCCCAGCTGTGGGCTTTCGGCTAATGCTGTTAAATCGCTTTCCGTAGTACCTTCCGTTGTATCAATTGCAATAGGCCCCTCAACAGACCAACGCATCCTATTAATTTGCTGAATCATAGTACCATCCCCTGTGATTTGGTTGCCATCATCATTGACTCTAAAACCTCCGGTATCTATCGTAAAACTTTCATTACTTTTTGGTTGGAACCTAATAGTCCCTAACACTGGGTGAGAGCATACAATCTCTTCTAAATCCCCTCCAACTACTGCCATATCTATTTATTTTTTATTTAATTAAAACCCTACACTTACATCCGTTGAGCCAATTCTATGTAAACCACTTCTTCTATAGTCGAATACTGTTTCAAATCGATTAGGATTGGTTGAAGATATTTCTACTCTTAAACTATCCTTACTAAATTGTACATCCTGAATAACCGCATCCAATCCTAATTCATCAAATAAACCAAATATGATTGCTCGCCAATCTTTAGGTTTAATAGTATTTGGTACTTGTGTAATTTGATCATCTGGTATTAAGGCTTTGTCTCTTACAAAACGTTCTTCTAATAATCTGTATCTAAACGATATATTAAAATCAATATTCAAATTTCGAGAATAACTAAATATTAAAGGCGTTTCCCCTGCCGGATGATATGTGGTTACTAAATCTTGTATTTCGTACCTGCCATTGTTTAAAATAACCGTAGAAGCACCATTCTTAACCAATACATCACGATTATCATCACCAATATCCCCATTGGTAGGTACAGGCATATCAGGGTACGGTTGTGCATTTATGTCTGTATGTGGGCTATCTTGATGTTGTCTGGCTACTAATAGTGCTACGTTTGCTGCGGCTTCAAATGAAAATCCCTCTGAATTAGGAGCAGGACATAGAACATTTGTTACCTGATTTAACCTGGCAGAATTATTTGTAATTGTCAATATAGAAGCCAGACTAGACAACGTTGAACCAAAATAAGCCATAAATGGCATAAATATAAGCCCATTATATCTTCCTATAGGATTGTCAACAGCCGGAGTACCATTAAATTGTTCTAACGCATCAAACTGGCTTTCCCCATAGGGATTAATCACCGACGTATACCAATCACTTCCAAATTGGTTTAGGCTAGCGGCTAAACTAACAACCCCTGACCCTGCGGTTGTACCAGTTTGAGAATATGTTAAACCGGCTGATACACTCCCTGTATTGAAAGATACATTCAACTCTTCAGCAGTTTCCCCTTCCCATTTAGATGTGAATGTTATAACCCCCAGAGCATTTGAAGCTATTACAGGTGCTCCAATAACCGAGTTTACTGCTGCCACAATTTTACCCGCAATAACTGTTGCAGTATCCCCATTAACAACGGCATAAGTATATGTTTGAAAATCTACACTTGTACGTCCATTTATAAGGGCCGTATGTGTAGTATTTGCTGTTGCTGTTCCTGTTATTGTAATTATCCTTGTTGATGGGGTTGCCGCCTGGTCTGAAATCTGTGGGAATGCAAATGTTCGAATACCACCAATCCCCCCACCATTTGGAGGCCTTAAGATTCTGAACATCTGATGTAAAGGAGACCCGAAACCGAACCTTTCCCCCGCTTGCTGGGCAGTTGTTATCTCTACTTTATCAGTGGTTAAACCTGTTTGGTTGGCCGTATTAGCTTCACCAAATACCGCTACTAATTGTGGTAAATTTGGGGTTTCGTCTGTAAAAAACCCACGGGACAACGAGTAACCTGTAACACGTGAAACTCTCTCTTGTCCTACTGCATTTGAAATTGCCATTTTTTTTTAATTTTCTAATTCTAAATTATAATTTCTATTTGAGCCCTCTAATTGAATCCTTGTTGAGGTTCCTTGTAAAGGGATTGGTAACCAAAGATCTTGATTCTCGTTATATCTTATGTCAACCGTTAACCTCCCCATTCTCCCATATGCCGCGTCTTGTTGACCATAAGTATCTTCAAATTGCATGTTAGTAACAGTTATCGTATTAATCACACCCCTTCCAAATCCCAATCTTTGATGCTTAGTCGTTTGCAAAATATACCTAGACATTCCCAGATAACGCTGAAGCTTAGATCTGGACGATTCATCACCGGTAATCAGCTCACTTTCAGATGCAGTAACATAACAATCAATATAAAATGTAGCTTTTCCAATTGCATCCTTTTCAGTAGTATCAGAAAAATCAATAGTATTGACTGAAACATTAATTCTTACATCCTCGGACTTGTCATATAAACGCATAAGCTCTACAGTAACCTCAACTGAATCAGTTAACGATTGTAATGTTATCTGATTTTGTATTTCATCATTAAGGATAGTACCTATATTTCGGGTAATTCTTTCAAAATTTTGTTCCTGTATTATCTCTTCAATTATTGCTGCCATCTTTATGCGGTAAAATCTCCCAAAATACAAACTATTAACCCAAATGTTTCATCAGGATAATTTTCCCTAACGATATAGTTTCTAACTGTACCTGTTGAATCTTGAAAGGAAACACGGTGGTTAATTAAACTAACCTCATTTCTATTATTTCTAACAGCATAATTTTGTGCTTCCAATAAATCTTCATCGATACAAATATGAACGTTTTTAGAGTTTATAGAGTTTCCTTCGGTATCGTAAGTAATCCAATGTTTAGTCCCATAACCAGTGGTCTGAATAGTTAAGGAATTATCGGGCAAAGACAAGGAAAGGTCTACTTCGAACCCTCCCCTTGTTACATGCCTCTTAACATCCCTTTTCGCTAAATCTAATATCCTTCCCATTACTACCTGTTATTTGTTTTATTTTACTGGCGGTCTACCAGGACTTTTTTTCTCTTTATTTTCATCAGCACTATTTTCTTGGAAAGGTTCAATAAAACCAGCATCAAGAAGCAATTTCGCTTCACTGGTTAATTCACTTTCTTTAATTGTTTCACCAGCCAGAGCTACTCTCTTATTAAATGCGGTCATAGCTATCACCTTTACCGTAAATACCCTTTCTTCTGTTTTTTTCTTTGCCATTTTTTTAAAGTTTTAAATTAAGCTAATACCTGGGCTGTCCAAATTCTGTCAATAGATACCGGGATAGCCAAAGGGGCAGATGCTATTTCAAACATATGCGCTTTTTGTCTTGGCAAGATATAATTGTTTACATAGAAATCTGATTCAACCATTGAAATAAATTCTGGATATTCAGCATTGTTTCTATCCCTTACAATCGCAGGGACACTTGCATAACCTGTCTTAGCTTCAAAATCTTCTGCAACCATAATAACCTTATTATCATCTATATAAGAAGTTTTAACACCTGCATCCGTTTCAAAGAAATCTGAATATGTCCAAATCATTACATTGAAATCATAAACAGCGATCATACCTTGAAACGCCATACCCTCACGGCGCATTTCCGGCATATCTATCTCAACTCTTCTAATTCGTCTATTATCTGCCTGGTTAGTAACTTGTTGATTATTCATAAATGCTCTAAATGCATCACGTCCCATAATACAGGTAACAGTAGTCCCCATTGACAATCCTTGCTCTCTTAAAAACTGTGCGCCTGTTTCCAGATCTGTTAACGGCACACCTGTTGAGACATCCCATCTGGCAGGGGCCCCATTCACAACCAGAGAGTCTGCTTGCCGTCTATAACTAATATTATCGTTATTGTTAAGTGTAACAATCCCAGTTTGAAGAACTTGTGCGCGTTGTCTCTCTATAGAGCGCATAATCTTGTACTTCAATTTTTCTAATTTTGCATTTGCACTGTTGATCATGTTTAATGAATCTATTTCAGAAGGATTGGTATTCCTTCCAAAAGTTACATTATAACGATCTAAATCCACAAAATTGAATCCTTCCTGATAGTAAGGAGGGGTATATAACTTCTCATTATATCTGTCAAATGTATTTAGATTTGCATCTGTACCGCGGACAATATCCGCAGCAATTAATTGTCGTCCTCTTCTCACTTCAACCCCTAACATTTTTTCAGGGCTTGTTTCGTCTGTGAATAAAGCACCTAGCCCCATTTTAGGAGTTTGTATATCTTCAAACGTTGCGATAATCCTTTTTGTAATCGCTTCTTTATGCTGATTTAACGTAATTGCCATTTTTTTTAATTATCGTATTTAAAGTTTTCTATTGTTGCTTCTAAGTCAAATCCAAGGCTGTTTAATACATCCCTTAGAAATCTACTACCAACTGTTGTTCCCAGAGTTATAGTATCAGGTAGTTCTAATTTAGTTTCGTCTATCTTACCTTTATGGCAATAAGGAATACTCAGTGTAGCTGCATCAGCTAATGTAATATCTTCCAAGGTTGCTACAATGCCTATTACATCCGCTAAATTTGCTGCTGTAGCTGGTATTATTTGTCCATTGGCCACGTTTCGTACAACTAAACTATACGGTTGCAATATAAGTTCGCCTCCTGTATTGTTAGCAAATGTGGCATCTGTATATGCATTATCTCCTATAAATACCCTGTTATGCTGAATATCGAGGGTACTTGTACTTCTGTTATTGCCTCTTTGAGAGACCTCTACTTTTGCCATTCTAATTTACTTTTTTAAGGTTTAATTTTTGATCAATATTTGTGTAGAAATTATCCACTTCAGATTTGTCTTTCTCTCCTGATTCAGGCGTTTGAAGATCAGGATGTGAATTTTCTTTCAGCTTCACCAAAGTATTATTAGAAGCTTGTTTAACCAATAATTCTTGTGTTTCCGTCATGGTTATTGCTTTACCTGATTTAATCCCCTCGATAACGCTTGTAGAATCAGCATCTAAATGAGCCAACCATGCACCACATCGATCTTTTTCAGAACTTACCCCTGCATTAAAAATGCTATTGTAAACTTCTGGGTGTTCTTGTTTTAATTTTTCATTATTCATTTCTTTTGATTTATTATTTGTTACTTTAAAATTTACATTTACCGGTTGTTGACTTATTAAATTTTCAACGACTTGATCAAAACTACTTATAGTGTCGATAAAAGTTCCTATAGCATCCTTAGAAAACAGGTCTCTACCATCATCAAATCCAGTACCTGCTAACATAGGTCTATTTGATTCGATCATCCTTAAGAAATTTTCATTTACAGGGTCTAATATTTCATCTATTAAAGGTTTAAAATTGTCATTATTTAATGCTTCTTCAAAAGCTTTATTTTTTTGAGTACTTTTTGTAGCATAAAACCTAATAATTTTTAGATTAGAATTATCTTTTTCCCCAGTATTAGCTTCTCTACCCGCAAACTGAATCATAGTACCACAAGAACCTACACCGTTCATTTCTGATTCACTATTAATAGAACTACAAGCTGATATAATACCATAAGCTGCGCTGAATGCATCTCCCCCTTTTTTGATAGTGGCGTTTACAGGAGTATCTACTTTAATTTGATTTATAGTATCAACCATTGTTTCTACAGCCGCAGAAGAACCACCTCCTGAATCAACACGAATTAGGAATGATTTAATCCTGTTATCTTGATTCATTAACAACATAGTTTGGCTTAATTCTTCCATTCCTATAGAGGACACACCCCCTGCCAGAGTTATAGGCCCGTTAAGGTTAACTAATCCAATACCATTAAAATCCTCTGATATATCCTTTAATTGCTCTGGGTTTGTAATTAAAATAGTATTACCTTTTGCATCTATTAATCCGGGAGTATTATACCTTACCTCTGGCATTTCCAGAGAATTAAAATTCTGTAAGACTCCTAACATGCCAGGTAAGCTCTTAGCATCCATAAACCATGGCTGCATATTATAAATTTCTTTTGTCAAGGCATAATTCATACAAATTTTATTTTATATTTCATACAAATATAGATAAATATTATATATCAATTATTTATCTATATTTGTATTGTCCTGTTTATCTGGGTTTTTATTGTTTTTTTTATCTCTTGCCCTTCTCTCGTATAGCTCAAATATTTCAAGATCGAACTTCTTTCGTTTTATTTCTAAGTCCAACTTCGCATTCTCATTTTTTATTTTAGTCTCTTTTCTATATTGGACAATCCTAAGTATAAGGAATATAATACCAATTATTGACGTAAACAGCTTAAAGCTCTCATCTATCATATCAGGAATTCTAGATAATGATTCAGTTAACACATGATCTTTGATATAGTATAAAAACGTATATCCCCACGCCATTAAGCCTAGGCCCTCTAAAAGAGACCTCCATGATTTTATGAACACCATTCTTTACTACGTCTATGAGCTAAAACAAAAGTTATAATGATACCAATAACTAATTTTAAGAACACATAGGATTTTCCAGCATATAAAACCATGTGTAATAAATCCAATACACACATCACAAGAATAAACTCTTTCACCCATCTATGTATACCTGTAGGATATAATAAACAATAAGCGATAATGATGAAATTAATAAGGGTTGTATAAAAATAAATTGCCCATACTTTCATAACACCTATATTTTCACCTTGTTTATTTACAAAATCATAAAATAAAAACCAATCAACACGGCTATTATCCCCATACCAAAAAGATTTTATTTTGGAAACAATAGGCATTGACATCAACAGTATGTTTTTAAACATTTTCATGGCTCTATTTGTTCGTCTGGATTTGGATAATCGTCCCCTGTTCGTTTCTTTGAATGGGTTACATCAAAATCTTTAGTCGCAATTAGCCCTAAGCCTAATAACATCTCAATCACTGTATGAAAATCTATTTCAACTCCATTACTGATAAAATTGTAAGCATGGTATAATATAATTAATACTCCTAACACTGTGGTTTTCCATGATTTCTGAAAATTACTCATATATTTATTATTTTAAAATCTCATTGCTGTTATTAATTAATTTTAAGAGAACACCATCACTAACTTAATCTATATAAATTAGAATACATCTGTTCATAATTTACAAATGTATTTTTTATTATTTATAACGATAAAATTTGATAAATCACAAATATTTTTATCGTACCAACACCCCCTGTAGCTGTGGTATTAAATTTTAAAGTTAAGGGCTGGTTAATCTGACTAGTCATACTTTTCCCATATTTATCATTATCTATGCTTAATCTATCAAGAGATACACCTACAAGTGATTTCAAAAATAGTTGATCTTGACCAGATATAATTGAATCAGTACCTAATCGAATATCATAACTTATAGAAGATGAATACTTTGTTGTTAAGTTTTTTGAAATTAATAAACTAACCGGTTCATAAATCCTATCAGCCCCCGGCGCAGGTAATATTTCAATTAGTTTATCAGATATTATTGGATGATCTGTAAGGGTTAGCACAGTATTCTGTAATACTGGTGTCGCCCAATATCCTTGACCAGTAATAGAATTTGCTGTCCATACATCATTAACGGCTGGCAAATCAGTAAAATTAAGAAATCTAAATCCGCTGCTATTCAACAAAATAGACATGTTATCGGAAAACATATTAGTTTGAGTTGGTGTCGTCTGAAAACCTCTATTAGCAGTTTCAGCATTATTACTCCCGATCATTGAAAATGCTCTTTGATTTCCTAAATTAAAATCAATATTCGCTGTAAGTGGCGAATTTCCTGCTAAGTCAAATGTCCCTGAATTATCTGTTATCCCATTACCTGCGATAACAGGATTAGCCCCGCTACCTCCCGAGGCCGCATTAAAACCCGTATTTTCATCTTTCCATTCGTCAAAATTTGTAAAAGCAACACCGTTTTCATCTACAATTTCACTTATATCTAATTTGGTTCCTAATTGTTGGATTCCATCTTTTAATATACGATAATCAGTATCTGTATTAAGATCTTTTGTTATTTCAAATAGTGATGCGCTACCATCCACTAATAATTCGTTTTCGTCATTTCTGATATAGAGGTAATTACCTCTTTTTGAAAATCTATACGCCATTTTTTTTGTTTTTATGTATGATATTACAAGGGGTAATTACCCTTTTTTTTTAAATCTATACACTATTTTTTTTTTGTTTTTATGTATGATACTATAAGTTACATAAAATTTTATAGTTTTTTTACTTCATTAGTTTAAATCGATAATTCTATATGTAGCATAAAATGTTATTGTTCCTGCACCTCCTGATGAATCAGTAACTGATCGCCAGGTTAGAGGTTGATTTATAATTTGATCTGTTCCTGAAACTGTCCCATCATAATCAAAATTAACTATATATTTACGAAAAAATCTTCCTAAATCGCTTAATATTAGTATGTTGGGATTTCCAATACCTTCAGTCCCTATTTCAAAGTTAGAAGTTATATCTCCATTCCATACAGTTGTCACATTTGCCCCAACTGATACACTAATTATATCATATACCATATTTACACCAGGTGCAGGCAATATTTGCACTGTAAATCCATTTGTAAATACAGGGTCAACGATCGTAACTGAAGTAGTTTGAATATCAGGTGTCTCCCAATACCCCCTACCATCAACATTATTAGCTGTCCATATATCCCCAACGGCTGGGGCATTGTTACTATCAATAAATCTAAACCCTGAACTTTGAAGAATCAGACTCCTATCTTCAAATGTTAATGCCACTTGGGTCGGGGATAAAACAATAGTCTTATCCTCAGCCGGAACATTACTATCTCCGGTTATTCTGAATAACCTAAGTGGCCCCATGTCAAATTCAATATCCGCATTAATAGGTGAAGCCCCTCCTATATTAATTACTCCATTAGTCTCAGTTAGACCATTACCAGCGATAACAGATGATATTACAGATACAGAACCAATAAATAACCAATCCGGACTACTATCACTTGGTTCACTATTATTACCTGTTGTATTAGTCCAATAAGAATTATCATGTATAACCTTATTCCCTACCTTATAATTTATGTGTTCTTCCCAATTTTCACCTTGTGTTACTTCTGTTTTTGGTATTAAAGCCATATTATTCGTTTTCGCTTTTGTTTATATTATTATTTTCTTGCCCTGTTCCCCTTTGCTCTGGTATTTCAGGTTCAGGGGCTATCTCTTTGTCTTTTTTAAACCGCTGTATATTATCCTTATAATCTCCAAGGTTTAATCGTTCTGCGGCTTGCTCTAAGCTCATTAATGGTGTTCCATCACCCCCTAACATCTCTCTAACAGCTTTAACCTCTTTCATCGGATCTACATGCGGTATTCTATAACCAATAAATCTACAATTATAATATGCCAGAGTAATCATGGCATCATTACTGTTAAATGCTTCTATTAATCCAGGAGCGCTAATTTTGTTAGAAAGCACTTGCTGAATTAAATGTAAACTATAAATTTTCTTATAAAAATTATTGCCAAAATTATTATTATAAAAATCTATTATACTCTGCCACGTATCTAACGCTGCTTTACTTGCTGTGTAATTTGAATTAAAAGATTGTATTGCAACTTCTGGTGGAAGTTCCGCAGATGACGCGACTACGTCAAAATTAGTTTTATAAAATTCTGAATAATTACTTTCTATATCCGTGGAAAAATGGTTTAATTTTGCTCCCGCCGGTAAATTAACGGTCATATTGGAAGTGGTCTCCCTTATTTCCCTTGCCTTATCATCAGCTAGTGTAGTCCCATCTAAATTTTTTTCTGTATCGCTTCCCAGCTTTCTGGCTATTCTTTGTTGAAAAGGGTCTTCACCAGTAGAATTAACATCATGTTCTATAGCCATGAATATATTTGCTGCTTGCTCTGCCTTTCCTACCGCTGCTTCTGAATATCTATCAATTTTATTGATCTTTTCTAATTGATTTGCTAATCTGCTAATCCCTCTCTTATGATCTAATCTAAACTTATCTCCATAAACCATCCATGCAACTTCTAAACCAAGTTCATTTCTGGCTAATATACGCTCTGTTTCACTTGCTATCTTACCCGGTTTTCTTTTTGTGACATAAAATGCAACATGTTCCCCTCTTTGATTATATTCTACCCCACCATCTATAAAATTGCCACGTTCTTCTATGTCCTGCATCATTTTTGTAGCAAACAGGGGAGCTCCTATATGTTCCCCATCTATCAATTGAACCGTTAACCCACGATCTTCAAAACGTGTTATCACCAGGCAATCACCCCCTATAAATGCTGATTTAAAACAATCATACGCTTTTTTATGAAGATTTTCCATGCCTGAATAATCAGGAAGATTAGAATTAGCCCATAAATGGAACCTATCTTCAACTATTTTAGAGAAGTTTTCCGGTACGGTAATATTTTGAGTAGCCAAGAAATCTATATGTGGTTCAGCCTGTAGTTTTAGCCCAGTACCTATTACATTTCTAAAAAAACTATTACTTATTATCTTGGCCAGATCTGTTTTTAGATATGCATCATAAGCACGCATCCTAATTCTTCTGTGATCTATAATATTATTAAGTACAGTTCCTAATTCCCCTACTGTTTTTTCACCATCATAATATTTAGATCTTATCGGCCACCATTGCCCAAGGTCATCCCCATAATACCCATAACTGCTATTTGTTTTTGGTGCATCAATTTCATTTTGGACTTCTTTTTTTTGAATTTTTTCGGTTTTCCTGATTGATTTTAACCAGTTTATCGGATTGAAGTTTGACATATTAAAATCTGTGTAATAAACCATAACGTATACTCGTACCCCCTCTGGATACAGAAACACGTCCATTTAACCGGTTCCTGTAGGTTTCTGCTATTCTTTGCAGACCTTTAATCCCTCGTTCAAGATCTTCTATGTTTCGATATCTGGTACGCACTTTCATTTGCCCATCATCCACATCATATTCGCTAAGATCTGAAGTGTCCACGGCATCTACCATACGCAATAACATCTGATCAATTAAATTTTCTGTAGCATCTATGCGATTTTGCAAAGAAGTACACGTCTCTAAATATTGTCCTATTGTATAAATTCTATCGTCACTCATACAACAAAAGTAGGTTTTTTATTGCAAGAAAAAAATATTTATTGTATAGCCATTATAATATTATTCTTGGGAAATCATGTAGCAGTATTCCTGCCAATCCATCTTACCATATTTCTTGTTATCAAATCTCTTACATATATCTATATAGATATGTGGTGCGGCAACTGTGTATACCCTAACATCCCAAAAATGATTTACTACGTCCGAATGTTTCTTTCTCCACATAAAACCAAGTAACCTATCATCTTCTGTTTTATTTTCAATTCTGTGCTCAGATTCAAAATGTTTAAAATACGACTTCATGTTGTATTTTCCTTTTTCCGGCATCGGATAATTCATAAATCCAGAAGGTTGATAACCATCTACACCTATTTTTAATTTCATGTTATCGCTTAACATGTCTTTTATCTGATTCACCTGGAGGATATATAAATCCACATTTTCCTTACCTCTGGTGATTATCGGGGTATCCTTATTAACATTCCTAAACTCCTTATCTCCATACCCTCTAATAGCTAATATTAAATCTGTATCATTAATTTTTATAAATTCATAAACAAATTTTGTAAAGTGACCTGAATCGACCAATGTTAAGTCCACCTCATAAATATTCCCACTTTCAGACATATATTTTTTATCAATTATTTTTTTTAATTCTGTCCAGGCAGAATTAGGCACATTATGTTTATAAGTCCACTTAGTCCGTTCCGCATATGTTCTGGTTTCCCTACGTGTCCTTTGTCTGCTTCTAATAAAAGTACCTATAGAACCATGATCTATAGAATATGTCACCCCTGATGTCGTATGTGCAACTATTTCGTAATCTATCCTAACGTCTTCATTATCCTGCTCCATTATACCACCTAAATCACATACAACCGTCAATAAAGCTATTTTACCGTTACCCTCTCTTTGTACCGTTAAATCTGGGATAACACCTATTTTATACGAACCTAGATTGTTCATTAAGTCATTTACTCTCGGTGTTTTACCCTGTTCCTTATAGGTCTGTCCTAATCTAGTGTTTTTAAATACTTTTAATTTAGATTGATTTATTGCCTCCCCAGGCGGGCATGCCTCAAGCCATTCATATACTAATGTCTGCCATCCATCAAATGAAGAGGGTATCACCAGGGCATTTAATTGATAGCTCAACTGGTTCGGACGTTCAGGCTCTGCTGTAGCAATCCATTTACCTTTAATATTTAATTTTTTTTTATCCCGTTCTTCTATCCTGCCACCGCAACATTGACATTTATAATAAATACTATCAATGACCAGTTTATGTTTCTCATCCAACTCGTACATAATGCCACCAAATTCATTATCACCCATTTCCACACGCCACTCAATAGGTATATAAGTTTTACAGCTGGGGCATTCCCAGTGCCATTTACGTTGGTCTCCTTTTAAAAAAATTTCTTCTATATTACTAGCACCTTCTACAGTAGGGGTACTAATAAAATAAAGCTTCTTACTATCCCCATATGAGGTAGCCCTTTTTTTTAGCAGGGAAACTATACTACCCTCTTTTCTGTCACTTCTAGGCGCAGCATCTAAATCATCAGCAAATATTTTCTTTACCGAAAACTGTCTAAGTTTTCCCGGATTGGCTCCTGATATAATTAAGCTGCCCCCTCCAAATTGTTTTTTTAGAGCGGTATCTCCCGTACTATTATTTTTCCTCTTTTCAACATTAGGCTTAATTAAATCCTTTAACCCTGACGCATATAATATAGGGTCAAAACGATCTGCTATAGTAGATTTAGCCATTCCGTCAGTTTCTGCCATAAAAAATATAGGTGCCGGATCTTCTGCAATTGTATAGACGATCCCTGCTACAATTAACATTGTAGTAAACCCACTTTGTGCACATTTCATTATAGTGACACTTTCTGCAGGGCTGGTACCATGTAAATGATTAATCAATTCTATAACATAAGGGGTATATGAATAAGAGGCAAAGCCTGCTATTTTAGAAGCACTTGATGGGATATACATATTTTTTTCCACCCATTCCGAAGGAATTTCCTTATGGCTCTTGTAATCGAAAGATGTTTCGATTATTGAGGATAAGTTCTCCAAATATATTTTAGATACATCAGTTTTACTCATATTAAAAATATTTTATATATTTACACCTGTAGGACTCAATCCAGTCCTGTGCAAATAAATGTTATAACTATGGATTATATACAATAAAACCCACCCTTAACTAATAAAGGTGGGTTTTTTATATATAACCTTTTCAAATTCATTTTAAATAAGTTTTATATAAGCTATCCCTTATATAGATTTTATCTTTTCTGTCTGTTTTTAATTCAGGTATATTAAACCATCCAGTCTTACCTTCAGGATTCATTACCCTTAATGATCTAAAGTCATATATAGTGACCCTATTTTGGTTTGCCATCTTTCTAAATAGTTTTTTCAGTTTCTTGTTCTTGGTATCAAACAACATTAGAGTGCCCCCCGATTTAAACATTACAAGTTGATAATCTGGTTTAACGAATACGTCCTTGGCTGTTGTTGTTTCTTCTTTTTTTTCATCAAAGCCATATAAAAAAAACAATGCCCATAAAAATACTCCACAAAAAATTAATAATTCCTTAATCATAATAGTTGTTATAAATTATATATATTAAACCTCTATACCCATTAGTTCATCACCAAAACCACAAGGCATGTCTTCGGCAGTTTTTATATCATCAAAATCTATTGCATTCTCATATTGGTTAATAGAATCAAAGTCTACTTCCCATGAAATGGGACATGAAAAACTGAAACACCTGCCATGAAAATAATAACCCAACATGTTTAAGATCACTTCTTGTTCTTTTTCACTTAACCCCCTGGCTTTGTTAATAAATTTTTTAAGAACCCTTTTCTTATTTATCTTACATTTTGAAAACGATCGTGCAATAAGGTAAGGTATAGATTCGTAAGATTGCTCTTCTAGGGTCTTATCATGCACAAGCACTTTATCTTCACATGCCTTATGTTTACAACCAAATCCGTTATTCACTATTGATTCGTTGTTAAAAAAACCACATATATCTGTCAGTTCATTTAAGGTAACTATTTTAATATCTCTCATAATGTTTGTTTTATGTTTTTTGTCCACGTCCTCTAGTATCCATAAATTCATTAATAGCATTCTCCAATTCTGCCTGCATATCATCCTTAGCTTTCTTTACACTTATAGTTAAAGATTTCTGCATCTCCTTTTCCAAAATGGCAAGTTCTTCACGATCTTTTGCCATCATTCCTGCTTGGTTCCTTATCTCCTGCTCCATATTAATAAATATGGATTTATTGTTTATCCCAATAATTTTTCGAACTAAATCTACTGGCAATAACTCACCGGCTTTTTTCTCTATCTCTAACTTTTTTAACTCTGCGGTTCTTTCCTTTAGTTCTGCATCAGCTTTTTTAGTCCTTATTTCATAAGAGTCTAACAAGGACATCCTCGACAATTCATCTTTTTCCCGCTGGGTCAACTTAGCCCGTTTAACAGGTTTGTTTTTTTTTACATCAACAGGAGCAGAAACCCTTTTTTTAATAACAACGGGAGCAGATACCTCTTCTACAACACTTGTAGGTTGTAATGCTCGTTCTTTAGATTTTAAAAACCGCTCATTAATTAAATTCTTATTATCTATATAACCCGTTTCATCTTCTATCAGTTTACCCCGTCTTATATACTGCCTCAGGGTACCCGGTTTTATTGAGTACATATCCTCTACATCTTTCCTAGTGAATTTCGCCATAACGTTTAATCTGTTTATCCAACCATTCTATCTTTGGTTCTTATTTGTTTGTTTTTATGTTTTGTAACGGCCTCCAAGTACTATAAAATCTGGTGTAACACAAATGTAAGTTTTTTTATTTTTTTTAAGTTACATGCGTTGTTACAAAATGTTAAAAAAGCTCGAGATTTTAAAAGATCGCGGTGGGGAACGTAT